TAGGTGTAATAGTTACGTTGTTAATGCTTGTAATTCTGTGTTTGATAATCTTGTATTGTAAAGTTTAAAATCTTGATAACTTCCAGATTGTTCATTGCCAAGCGAATTGCCTAAATAAAAGTCATTTAAAGATGTTGGAATAGTTGTGCTTGTCGATGATGCTAACTCAACACCATTTACATATAATATGTTTTCTCCACTTTTATAAGCAAAAGCAATTTTATTTAAAATATTCAAATTAATTGCACTGGTTATTACTAATAAACTACCATTTACATCTACTCTAATTTGATTTGAAGAAGTAAGATATATTTGATAATAAGAAGAACCACTTGTATATGCAAGAGCAATACTCCTTGTTCCACTTGAAAATAATTTATTAGTTTGAAAATACATAGTTCCCTCTGTTTGTCCTATAATCCCACTTGGTACAGTTTGACTACAAACATCTTGATTTCTCGTCACTATACTACCTTGTGTTGGTATGTAAGATGTAGCGTAGCTTCCTCCTTCGAGTTGTGCGCCGAATATTTCAAAATCACTTACCCCAGTTTGTTGTTCTATTTGAAAATTAGAAATAGTAGCATTAAAGTTTAATTCATATCTAACCCATTCACTCGTTAGAGTTACATCTTTTAAACCAGTTGATGTATTGTCTCTTAATCTAATTTGACCAACACCTTTTAAATAAACAGCAAAAGAAATATCCCCATTTAATGCTACGTTTATGTAAAATTTATCAGAAACATTCATTTGCATCCTTGAGCTATTTTGTGTTCCGTCTGGAGAGACACTATAATTAGATGTTAAGGTAGCACCACCTATTTTAAACCATTGACTAAAATCCTCCGAATAAGTAACTAAATTAGTTCTCTGTGGCTCTAACAACAAAGCACCCTCTGCACTATCTTTATAATCTATTCTGGGCACATCACTACCTACAGTTTCAATTAAACCATCTTTATTTATAACAGTAGCCTTTGAATCTCTTTCAAAGTTAAAAGGTAAAGGCTTGTAGTTATAGTTCTCATCATTATAGGCTAGGATAGTACCTTCTTTACCATACCATTCTCCGTTACCAAATTTTAATGTATTCATATTATAGTGCGTTTAAGTTTAATTCTGTTACTAATTCATTTAATGAACGGTAACTTGTCATATATTCTAATTCTTCGTCTGTGAGAATTTCATCGTAGTAGCCAAGTTCTTTTGTAGGAGATTCAGATTGGTATTGAGTAGTATTATAATACCCTAAAGTCATTTTTGTCAATTCTGCAATTGTAAAAGTAGTGCTTGAAGAACCTATTAAAAAACCATCTACATAAAATGATGAATTACCACTTTTATAATTTAATGCTATTTTATGACTTCCATTTATTAAATTAGAACTTCCAACAGTTATGTTTGAACTACCTCCAATAAAACCATTAATAAGATTGCTATTTGCCCAAATTTCTAATCTCTTATTAGCTGCGAAATCGTGTACACTACATAAAACTTGAACACCACTATTACTTACAAAATTAGTATCTAAAAATAAAACACCCTCTTGAGAATTAAACACTTCACTATTACCACTTCCACTAGCAGTATCTGCTTGTCTTTGGACTGTTGAGCCAGAGGTTGGGATGTAGGATGTAGGGTAGGAAGATTCTTCTAATTGTGCGCCCCAAATCAATAAATCTCTTGCGGTTGAACCACCATTAGTATTTACATTAATAAAACCATTAGAGCTTGATGTTTTTTCAACAAATATTCTTTGCCAATCTCCGTTTAAAATAAACTGCGTTTCTCCTCCACCTACAAACAATTGTATAGTTTCTCCTAAAGTTCCTTTTACATATATACTACCAACTACATCTCCAGTTGCGGATGTGTTTATGTATATATTTTGTCCTTCTGCTGTAAATAATAATCTACTTGCATTTTGTGTTCCATCGGGAGAAATTGCATAATTTTGAGTAGTGTATGTTATTCCAGAATTCCACTCACTAAAATCTTCACTATAAGTAACTAAATTAGTTGAACTATTCTCTAACAAAAGAACACCATCTGTACTATCTGTATAATCTATTCTAGGTACATTATTACCAACTACTTCTATTAATCCCTCTTTGTTTACTCTTGTTGCTCCACTATCTCTAGTAGTTCTAAAAGGTAGAGGTTTAAAGTTATTATTCTCGTCGTTATAAGCTAGCGTAGAACCTTTCTTTGTTGCCCAAGTCCCGCCACCAAATTTTAAAGTGTTACTCATATCTATTTTGTTATATTATATTCTTTTAATTTATCTAATTGAGTCAATGCAAAACTGTATGCTATTGATGCTCTATCTTCGGATTTAAAATATCCTAAATATATTTGATTACCATCAACTATTATTGATGACTGCCATCTTTTGTCATTTTTATGCCAAGTTACACCAGCGTAATTTGAATACTTATTATCTCTATCTTTAGTTGAATTCTCTCTTTGTGATATTACTTGTAAATTAGATAATCTGTTATCTGTTTTAACATTGTTAATATGGTCTACAACAATATAGATGTTACTTTTGTGATTTAAAAAAGATTGAGCAACTAAACTATGAACAGTTTTAGTTTTTGCCTTGCCATCTTTACAAAGAGAAACTTTTAAATAACCATTACTTAAACTTGTTTGAGATAGTATCTTTTCTTTATTAAACTTAATAGTCTTAACCCTACCTAAATCACTAACTTGATAACTACCCTCGTATCCTTTTATGTCTTTCCAATTTTCCATATCTACTCGATGCTATATAATTGAGAAGTCGCCATATCTGTAAAAGATGTCCAAGAACTGATTTTTTCTAGTTCGCTATCTGTTAATGCTGAATTGTAGTATTGTATTTGTTTAGTGTTTCCGTAGAAGTTGTCAGTACCTGACCTATTAAAAGCAAGGTTATCTAATCCTGTTGGAGTACCTGAAACTGTAGTATCTGTTCCAACTTCAAAACCATTAATCCATAAAGCAAAGTCATTAGCTTTGTATTTAATAACTATTTTATTATTGTTTTCTGAATTAAAATCACTTGTGAATAAATTAACACCTCCTGATGAAGTATTACATTGGTATCTTATTCTATTTGTTGCACCACCATAAAACATAAAAAATCCATTAAGCAAATCCGTTCCGTTTAAAACAGAAATAAATCTATTTGAAGTGTCTGTATTGTCAAAAGCACTAATCTCCACCATCAAAACACCTTCTGAATCATTAAACGTAGTTGCATCTCCCGCTCCGTTGCAAGTTTCTGCATTACGAGTGGTAGTACTTCCACTATTAGATTTGATATAGCTTGTTGGAAAAGAGCCTTGTTCTAGTTGTGCGCCGTAGATGTAAATACTATCTCCACCTTGAACACCGTTAATTGTTTCACCATCTATATTAGATAAGTAAATAAATTTTAAACCAGACGATGTTAAAGTATATTTCATTGTACATCTATACCAACCATTGCCAAAATCTTGTATCTCTCCAGTTGCGTTATATGTAGTTCCTACAACTCCATTTTCTAAATCAAAATATACTGCATTAGTTGTAAGTCCAGTATCTCCTAAAATTAAATAATTAGCATTTTTTTTCTTTGCAAAAACAGATAAACTATTATCCCCAGTTATAGATATACCACTTTTAAAAAGTCCACCTCCATTAGTTTGTCCACTTGATATTTCTAAAGTATATGCATTTAAAGTTCCATCTGGAGATAAAACATCTGCAATATAAGGAGATTCTATTCTTGATGTAGACCAACCTTGTGTAAAATCTTCTGAATACTCAAGTAAATTAGTCCTCTGTGGCTCTAATAATAAACTAGGACATCCATTTACAACACCATCAATTAAAGGATAGTTTAGTCTTGGCACATTTGCAGCAACAGTTGTTATTAATCCGTTTTTTGCTATTCTTGTGGCGCTACTTGATCGTGAAAAGTCAAAATCCCCATCGCCATCAGTAGGAAATATAGAATAAACTTTTTGTGATTTGTAACCGGTTGGTATAAGTAAAAGACTTGCTTGATCCGCTAACGACATATTTTTGTAATTTAAAAACAAAAATACAAAAATTAAAACACTTTAGTTACTAGTTGTTTTTTCTAACCGCAGAGCCAAAGAAATAACCGAAAATTGATAATACAATTCCTTCACAAATTCCAATCAAATGAATCCAAACTTCTTTGTTAGATTCCGGGATTTGTAAATAAACAATCGCATAAATAATAAAAGAAAAAGCGCCTAAACCAATAACACCGGTTAAATTAAACATAAAATCAAATCCTCCTGACTTGGCCTTTTCAACCTCTCTTTTTCTAGCCGAATCTCTGTCTGCAACTTCTAACCCATATAACTCAATCAGTTCATTGTGCAACTGTATCTTGTCTTGACTTGTCAATTCAGGCTCGTTATCAATTAAATTTTTGACAACTCCTAAAACTCCTTTTTGTGGAAGTATATCGCCAACAAATCCAGGTATTTTTTTAAGTATAAATTGACCTACTTTAGTGTCTTTAAATTTTTTCTTTGCCATTACTCAATATATTTATATTCGTCAAACGCATTAAAACTTGGACAAGCCTTTTCGCTAAAATCTCTGTGGCCATAAATAACCGATTTAGAATGCAATTTTTTTAGTGTTTTTAGCAAGATTAAAAGACTTTCTTTTTGTTGTGGCGTTCTAGTATCTTTAGGATCTAAACATTCGTCTAAACCTCCAATATAGCAAACGCCTATCGACATTTTATTTTGACCTCTTGAATGTGCGCCTATTTTCTCAATGTTTCTACCATAGGAAATTGATCCGTCTAAATGAACAATATAATGATAACCAATATCAGAGAAACCTCTTTCTAAATGCCAACTCTTTATTTCTTCAGCGCTTGTTTTTCTACCCTCCGGAGTTGCGCTACAATGGATGATGATTTTGTTTATTTGTCGCATTGTTTTGCTTTAGAAATGAGATATAAGCGTAATTAAAAAGTTCTCAACTGTTGCAGTTGCTCCTGATTTATCAACTCTAACTTGAATTTTACAACCACTTGTTAAAATATCTGTATGCGTAAATAATTGGGTAGTTCTTGAATACCTTACTAAATCATTGTTGTTTGCAATATTATCGTGCATAAATTCAACAGTTTTTCCGGTATCAGGAAAATATAAACGTGCGTCAAGTCTTGTATTTGATGCTCCGGCAGTTATATCGAAATCGTTTCTAACAATCATAATTCTACCGGCTCCAACTTCAGAAAAATCTAAAGAGTTAGAGGCTGAGTTCCACAAGTCGCCAGTTACAAAGCTAGGCTTATAAGTTGTAATTGTACCGCTACCGGCCTTGTCATTTGTTAAATCTGTCCAAACATTTGCAGTTAGATTTATTGGAGTTGTCGTTGTTGCAGAATCTTCATAATCAACCCAACCCCCAATTGATTCATATAATGCGTTTACTGAATCTTTTATTTCGTTCATATCGGCAGCAATGACTTTATTGATTCTCGGTAAATCCGAAGTTACATTGTCAAATTTTGCTGAAAAAGTTATTTTAGCCATTTTTTTATTATTTTATTGGTTGTATAATATATCGGTTTCAATGCACTCAATAGATTCATATTGTCCTCCATCTGCTATAATTCTATCTGTATATTGATTTCTGTACTCTAGTTGCAACTCGCTTTGTAGAGGATCAGTATATGAAACAATTACCGGAGTTACTTGTTGAATCTTATTTGATAGTTCAATTATTCCTCTAAAATAAGTTGAATCTGATAAATCATCCTCTAAATAAGTAACACCATTGTTTTCACTTGTGTAAACATTAAATCCGTTTGGCAATAAATCAATATAGTTTGCTGACCTAGTTCTGAGTTTTTGTAAGCATTGCGATACCATTAAATTAGTATCTAATTGTCCGCCATCATCTGAATAAAATTTTGAAATACATTCAATTCGTGTAATTGTTTCGGTTATAAACGATTGTTGATTTTGGTTTGTTTCGTCTGTTGAAACTGAATAAACTCTAATTAATGGGTAGGTTGCGTCTGTTGGAATACGATTGTAAACCGGTACGGCGACATTGTTAATTAAAACATTGCCGTTTAATTTTGCAATAATTGATTTTCTTACATAATGAATCGCCTCTAACATCTTATTTTATTGCTTTTTTAATTTCGCCATTTAAACGAGTTAATAATTTTTTTAATCCTATTCTAGCAGAGCCAAAGAAAAACGGCTGAGGTTTCATATAACCTGGCTTTGAGCCTTTAAACTGTGCCGCATAACTCTTTGGTATTCCTAGTTCTAGCATATCGTCAAAAGTTACAAAAGCACCCGTTCCAAATTCTACATAAGGTGCATATTTTGCTCCGGCTATAACCTCAACAGTTTTGCCTTGTTTTTCATACCTTATTGACTGCCTTAGTGTACCTTTATCAACCGGCGCAGCTCTTTTTGCAATTCTTGAAATATCGGCACCAGTCTTTCCAAGTTCATTTGAAAGAGTTGTTTTATCAAATGTTCTTAAATTGTCTAACTTTTTTTTAAGTTGAGCTAAATCTGATTGGTCGATTTTAATATTCATTCTATTCAGATTTTGTTGCTATTAGTTTAGTATAAAAATCTAAATCAAACTCATACTTTTCATTTATACGATAATTCTTTGTACCGCCCTCTAATGTAAATATATCCCCTAACTGAATTAAATCTGCGGTGTTTTTACGCATCATTATTTCAATCTGAACATCTTGCGTTCTTTTACCTAGTTTGTCGCTTATATCTCCGCTAATTTGCTTTAAATTGCACCATACAGTCGCAACTTCTGACAAAGTAGAATTATAACCGCCAAATTCATCAGGCGACTTAACCAATCTCTTTATTATTATTTTAGAATCTAGTTTTCCGGCGTCCATTAAATAAACATAGTTTTATAAGACGTCAAAATTTGTCTTGTTGATGTTGGTATTTCTGCGACATCGTTTTGCTCAGTTGTAAAATCCGCTCTATTGTCGTAATAAGTCGATATAAGTTGCAACATCGCTTGTTTTACTAAAGAATCATTTATTCCTACTGTTATGTATGTAACTTTTACTTTTTCAGCAGAGCCACCATCTAGTTCAATCGTTTCATTATCTAAACCAAGTATTTCATAATCAGTTGTAGCCGTTCCGTCAATAGTTATTTCTGATATACTAGCAATAGGCCCAAAAGGTAAATCAAACAAACCATTTGTTGTATCTAAGTAATACGTTCTATTTTTTGGAACAATATCTCTAGAAATATAATTTTCGCACCATATTCGAGCCTGAGAAATCATTGCGGTAATTAAATTATCATCTGCGCTTGTATCAATACGAACGTAGTCTTTAACATTTTGCGCCGTTAATATTTCATTCCCGGTAGTTGCGTTTATTTTAATTTGCCTCATCTGATTTGATTTCTTTATATTCAACTTTTAGTTCTTTTGTTTCAAACTTTTGCTTTTCTTTCTTTTTAGATATTTTTGATCCTAAACCTTTTTTAATCCAGTTATCAGCAGTATTTGCGTCTAATTCTATAACATCGCCCTCATTGTAACGCTTGTCTCCTTTTAAAATAGATTG